GGGACTATCTGACGGTTATAAAAATACTGACTAGGACGACCTTCGGTAGTTTTGCTAGGTAGTGTCAAGTAATCACCCCGTGACATGCTGTCTAACTCATAGTCGGTGCCGCTGCGCCGAATCACAACTTCTAACAGATCTGTGTAATCTGCGGTAAAGGTGTAGGTAGCTGTGCCTGCGGTCAAAGCTTGTGTGCCCTGCTTTACTGTCCACAAGTTCAGGCCACGGTTTGCCCAGTCAGCAAACATCAGGTTAAGCGAACGCCGCGCTGTTTTGAAGTCGTAACCTGTACGAGCCTCAAGACCACAGCGTTCATATGCCTCCTCAATAATCTCGGCGACATTTAACTCAAAGTTTCTAGAACCTGAAACTGCCATTTACTTCTTCCTGTGCATTCCGCCGTAGCCTTTTTTAACTACGCCCTTGCCCATTAAAATATCTTTTTGTGTGACCTTGCCGTCACCGCTAAGATCGGGAAAGTTACCACCACCCATCTTAAAACGATTACGCATAGGACCCTTACTGTTACGAGTGGGCATTGACATAGCACCACCCATAGCTTTTCTAGGAGAACAATTTGACATTACTTTTTCCTTTTCAACGACTTAACACGACGCGGCTTACCTGCTGGCTGACCTAGTCTTTTCTTCTGTGATATTCTACTACGTTTTTCAGCCGCTGTCATTTCCTTGGATGTTTTAGGGGTCTTAGAAGATACGCGCTTGGAGGGGCGGCAATATGGAGTACCCCGTTTTTCTCCTTTGCTACGCCCACACGCCTTCCCGGTGCGAACATCCTTCCACTCTTCTTTGAACCACCTCTTGAGGGCCGCTCCCTTTTTAGTCTTTCGTACTGCCATATCTGGTCCATACCTACAAAATAACTGTAAACAAAAGTACAAAGAAACCAATCGTCGCAACAACAACTGTAGAAACAAGCACAATCTGTTTTATTAGTTCTTCAAATTCTCTTTCCTCTTGTAGCTTTTGCCGTCTTGCTTCTGCGGCTGCTTCCTTTGCTTGTTGTATGCGTTTCTGTCGTTCCTCTAAAATACCTTTCCAAGTCCCCGGGCCGAATCTCATATCCACCATAGTAGCCACCTCTTGTAGTTTTTCAGCGGCTATCTTCGCGTCTATGACTTCACGAGCTACACTATCTACACCAAATTGATCGGTTATTCCTACGCCGGATTTTTTATTTCTGGCTTCGTTAACCTGCTTCTGCCCCGTAAACAAAGCATCAATCTGATGAGCTATATCACCTATATCATTGGCAGTTCCTATTACGGACTTTATACCATCAACAGCGCTTTTAACTAAAGCAATCCCTGCTAACGCTGTCGAAATTGGTTCCATATCTACCTCTTTGGTATAGGTTTACAAATAGCTACTATTTTGGCCCTCCTTCCGTCAGTTATAGGCACCGATGGCTGCTGTGATAGCCGTTCAGCAAAATAGATACACCTATCTATGTCCGCGAACCGCTGTGTTTGATCTATTATCTGACTCCCCAAATAGACTGTTAATAAGAATTCTACCACGGCTTCAGTGTTACTTGCCCACTATCAATATAATTTGGTTGTGCGGTACTTGTATGTTCCGCCTGCTGCTTTCTTTGTTTTGTTTCCCCAGTTGGCTGCACCGACTTTACGGCACTTGGCGATTGCCCCGCTTGCATACGCTGACGGGAAGACCTTATAACGGCGCTTAACTTTGCTGTAACATGCATCCTTCGATCCACCTTTACTTACTTGCTTGGACATCGAGCCTCGCGAGATTGCCATTTTTTTTCTCCAAAAAATCATCCCACAGAACGCTTAACATCTTGTGGTTCTCTTCTACCTTGACCGTTATCACAGCCGTGTCTGTTTTTAGGTCAACAACATTATTTCCCACCCAGTACAAGAAGGTGACTAAGACGCCAATTATGACCGTGCTGAGTACGCCAGCAATTGCTAAAATAATTTTTTGATCCATCGTTAACACTTCCACCTCCGTCTGGCAGCGCAAATACGCTTCTTGGGGGTTTTGCTACAACTAATACCGTGCATTTTCATTTGTCCGGCTGATCTAGAACAGTAAGATTTCTTGCGCTTGCCACCACCCGGCTGCGGAGCCTTTAGCTTCGAGCCTGTGGCTTTGTTGTACTTAGCGCGGCCTTTTGCAGTTAGGCCAGCGCCACGAGACGCGGGCAGCTTCTCACCCTTCTTAACAGATAAGCTAACTGTTTTTTTCTTACTCGCTGCCATCAACGACCTCCCAACTGGACAAACACAGTTATAGAAGTATTACCCGGTAAGCTGACGTAGAGGCCACTGTCAAATATAATGCCGTCACCCGGTATATTCATATCAAAAGTTCCAGTGCCCTTTTCATCAATTTCCAAAACAACATCCCCAGATGCGGCGGAATCATTGTCATACAAGATAATATTTCCGGTTGCTCCGCTGGTATGGTTGACTATAAAACCTTTTAACCGCCCCCGGCAGTTCGCAAGAACCCCGGAAGCGTGTAAGTGTTTTGCGATAACTTCGTTACCAGCCATCGTCAGGCCAGAAAAATAGTTAGCGTCGTGGAGGCGCTGATAGCAGAAACATGAACCCCTTCAGTGGCAATAATGCCATCATCAGGAATATATACTTCATTGTATCCAGCGGGAAGAGTCTGAGTAAGCAGAGTCTCTCCTGACGCGGAGCCGTTTTTTAGCGTAAACGAAGCTACACCCGAAGCAATGTAACAGCCAACAGAGCGTAAACGAGATCGACCGGGGCCGACATCACCTGTCGCTGTAGCTGAATAGGCTTTTAATGGACCAGCCATCTGAACCTCCTATTAGCTAAGAGCAGCACCAACAGCAGTTACCCAAGCAGCACCTGTGTTGATTACGATGCAATACTCGTTGTTGCCCGCGCCGTTGTCGCTGACCATATAAGCTGTCCCAACAGCAACATCGCCAAAAGCTGGCAGATTCGCAGTGGTTACAACGGGGATTTGAAAACCAGCGTTTGAACGTACTGGTCCTGAGAAAGTAGATAAAGCCATTTAGATCTCCTGTCGTGGCTAGTGTCAGCCGCACCTCGCGGCTGTCAGGGATGACTTATTATACAATAAAAAAGGGCGACTGAATAGCCGCCCTTTAATATCTTTGTATTTACACTTATGCGCCCGGTGAACCGAACACAGCGCGTGGATCGCTGAAGCCGAAGCTGTAACGCTCACGAGCCTTGAACCGCATGTTGCCTGTGTCGAAGTCTGGATCCATTCCAGTTGACAAAGCCATACGCTCAAAGTGCTTGAAGCCGTTTGGTGCATCAGTCTTGATGAAGAATGCATCTGAGTCAGTCAGGTAGTCGTTGACTACATAACCTTCAGGCAGCAGACCAGAAGACTTGATTGCGTTGATGTCGTTGTCGGCAGTTCCAACCCGGAGGTTTGAAACAAGCAGACGCTCGGCAACAAACTGCAACTGGCGAGGAATGATCAGCTTCATGCCTTTTAGGGCAATGATCAAGCCACGCTCGTCAGTGAAACCAGCGATGCTGATGAGTGCGTCCTCAAGTGAGGTCTCATTCAGGTCAGCAGCTACTGCTGGCTCGTTGGCGAATGTGCCACCGTTTGTCAGCGGGTGGTCAGTTGCACAGAGTTCTTTGGTATCGCCACCAGCAAATGCTGCGTTGAAGGCGTTGTTAAGAACAGAGGCAGCTTTAACCTGCTTTGTGTGTGCCATAGAACGTGCGAGTGCGCGTGTATAGCGTGATGCCAGACGATCATAAAGATTGTCTTCGATAGCTTCTTCAGTGATTGAAAAGGCCATAGCAACTGTCTCGTGGTTGTAACGAGCAGTGTATGCTTCTTGTGCATCGTCGAATGATACACCAGAACCTTCAGCTTTCACTGGAGCCGCACCGAATCCAGACAGCATTACTTCTTCCTCGAATGCCCGGTCTGATGACTCGGAATCGAAGATTTCAGCATGCTGACCTTCATAGCGATTGTATTCCATACCAAAGAGAGCGTTTAGGCCCGGCTCTAGTTCTTTGGCGAGATTTGCGCGAGAAATAGCCATTATCTAAACTCCCTTACGCTATTGTTGCGTCGGCATCGTTACCGAGCAAAACGTGGTTGTTGATCTTCACAATCATCGAAATACCAGCAACTGCGTAATCGGCGTTATCAACGTCTTCCTGAATACCAATGATCATCAGCGGAGAAGAAGGATCTGTTGCTGATGCTGTTGAAATATCCACGACTGCTGTTGAGTTGCCTGTAGTTGTGCTACCGGCATTACCGCTTGCGAAGTCTACTGTCTTAAAGATGTTTGCACGAGCAGTAGCTTTGTTTGTCATGCCTGCATCGGCAACACAAATAAAGCGTTGTGCTGGGTTGTCGTACACATAACCAATGATGTCGTAGTTCGTGTCTGCTGAACCTGAACCGGGCCAGTAGTTAGAAAAACGCTTTTCCTTGGTTGTTGCGTCAATATACTCACAGCCAGCGAAAGCACCTAAAAGTTGCTCTCCGTCAGCAGCAGCGCCTGCAACCAGAATTGTCCCGCCAGTAGTTTCTACTTTGACCGGGGAACCCTGATAGATTGCTGCTGCCGTGCCAGCGATGAAGTATGCTGTAGTGCCTTGAGTAGCTGGTGTGCTACCAAAGGTGTTGATCGGCTTGAGGCCGAAAGCGATGTTTGAATTCGCCATTACACACTCCTAAAGGTTATGGTAAGGATCTAGTCCTTACCTCCAAATGTTACACGACTTTTCCTATCGTTGTGGATAGGCATTGAGGGGTGTTGCTCCCTCATCAGGTTTTGGTCAACGGATTCCATTTGATTACGGGTCTGCTCCCGGAAATATTCAGTTCTTTCTTGGACCGTCTCCTCGGGGATACGGGCAAGCATTAATCCGCCTACACCGATTACACCTGCATGCTGACCATCATCAATGGTTGGGTACTTCCCAGCCATCTCAGGATATTCGTCAGCCCGTACAGGCTCCCATCCTTCTCGAAGCTTGGCGTTCACATTCATCTTGTCATCCTCACCACGAAGGGCGGAACGAATCCAACGATGCTTGTAACCTGCCGGTGCTTCTGGTGCCTCCAATTTTGAAGGCGGTGCCCAAGGCTTGCGGCGTTGGGTCTTTGCGCGAGTTGTCGCTTCGCGTGGCGTTCTTGTAGAATCAGTCATTTTTTAATCCTTTACATACTTTGCGTATTCTTCAAGCGGAACATTTAACCGTTTCGCAATTGCAATTTGCGAAGGAGTTAACTTGACTGTTCTGCGCCCCTTTTGTGACGGTGCCTTAGAAGCACTGGACTCCGCAGAAGCGACTCGGGGTCCTGCATCGCCGCGTGTAGCTCCCTTAAACTTGTGGGGGAACTCTTTACGGACTCTGCTGTCAAGCTCAGTATAATACTCATCGGACGCCGGGTCAAATCCTTCATCCTCAATTAATTGCCTATGAATACCAAAAGCGGCATATGTCATGGTCTGATCACTTCCAAACCATTCATTTTTAGAAGCCCAAGCTTCTGCCTTTGGATCCGGTGGGGCTGGCTGCGCCGCTTGCGGTTGTTGAACAGGTGCCTGAACAACTTGCTCACGAGCTTCTTGTTCAACTTCACGACGACGACGAGCTTGCTCAAGTTGTGCCTGATCAAGC